CGTCCATCCGGCAGGGAACATACATCCAAGTCCCTTTCGAGGCCGAACCCTCATCTTCTCATACAAGAACTCTGTCTCGCCTTCGTCTAATTCTATATCATTCAGATAGAACGTCCAGACTAGGCATCGTGACATGTTCTCCCAATTACAAACCTCTGAATGCCAGTTATGAAACCCGCCACCAAACGGTGGAGTTGACTGAACCTTGATATCAGGTGATATAAGTTTCTTGGTTCCACGATACGCAAACGGAAACTCCGTAAGATATCGGTGCATCATGTCATACTTGACCTTCTGCACTCTGGCATAGAGGTCACTGTTCCCATCGAAGGTCAACCATTTCTGTTTGTCCTTGCGAGTGAGTCGGTTCGCCTCTTCTATTCGCACATCCTCTGCCTGATCAAACCATGCAATCAACGTATCACACAGATCATCCGACATTGCTTCCGTATATGATCTTATAAAGTTACTCATAAGCTTTCGTTAGTTCATCTCTAGGAAGAAGCACGCCTCCTGTAAATACTTCTTGATTGGTTTTTCTAAACATAGTAATACTGCCCTGTCTTAACTTGTGGGGTTCTACTAAATCCATACGATAAGAATAGTCTGTAATCGAACTAAGGATATTGTTGTTCTTGTTAGGTTTCCCACGGAAATAAGTGAAGTGGAATAGTGCATACTCTCTCACCGTCTTCCAATACTTGTCCACAAAAAACTCATATTCATCTGGGCCACCACAATCAAACCATACCAGATCATAAGGTCCACTAGAAAACACATCATTCATAACAGATGTATCAGTAAAATCACCTTCAATGAACTCAACAAGAGGTTCTTCCTTCAACATATTCCTACGATCTTCTGCTTGTTTCTCGTTATCTTCTAGACTTTGATCATCGACCACAACAAACTTAGGATTGTATGCCTTGTTAAGATACTCCTTATCACAGTTAGAGTCCCAAAGAAGACCAGAAGAATTAGACTTGAGTGCATCCAAGAGAAATGGTGTGGTGTAACCCATACCAATCTCAAGTATCTTTTGAGGACGAGTCATCTGTGCTAAACTCCTCAAAAACGGGCCCGCATTTTCTGTGCCATATCCCGGCACATGCCACTCAGCATGCTCCATTAAATAATCTCTGACCTAAAAGTTTCATAAGGTTGGCCAGGCGCACTCTTACTGGAGCCAGGCCACTTTTCTTCCTTGGTAGTTTTGTTAATCTGTCGTACTGCATCAGATGTTTCTTCCCAGTACTCAGTTGTCACTCGTTTCAATAACTTCTTCGTCATTAGTCTGCTCCTTCACTCCATATTTAAACTCTGTTTCCGCTACAATATCCAACTGATGCATAATATCTTCAGTAAAATACTTCTCTGGATTGTTATTGATCGTCTTACCAAACGTCTTACTGCCATCTGGCAACTCAATACGAGTGGACATGCTCTTGAAAATCTCATATTTCAATGCAAGATCAAGCAATCCATAGTATCTGTCAAGACCCTTATCATAGGTTAGACGCACATCGACCATCTTGTTCTCTTTGGTTAACCGACTCTTGTGGTTCTTACAGTGAACAATGTTACCGATAACCTCTGTACCATCTTTCTCTTTCTTCTTGCTCAGATAAATAATAGAGGATGCGGCGTATTTAAGTCCAGAACCACCACCCATTTCCTTCGTGGGAAACATACTGCCCACCACATCGTAGGTATGGTTCGTAACTACCATTGGAACCTTCGCCCGGCCAAGTTTGAGGGTCAGAACCCGAAACGCCGCTTTTAACAGCTGCGCTCGTGTCATATCCCGTGTCTCTTTACCAGCCTCTGTATCCTCAACTTCCTTGGTGGTAGATAACATACCAAGTGAGTCGAGACAGAGCATCATCGGTTGTTTGGTAGATGCATCCTGTGCAAGATAATCGTCCAGAACTCGAATCGCCTGTGTGCGAAACTCCTGTACGGTTGTGACAGGCATCATGACCATTCTCTTAGGATCAATCCCACGATCAATCACCATCTGCCGAGTAATCGCACTTTCACTCTCGAAAAAGATAACGCCTGCATTTGGATTTTTGTCAAGGAAACTCTTAACCATACCCATAAGGAAATAGGTCTTACCAGTTGCACTCTCACCAGCCAGTGCAGTAATCTTATTGCCTGCCAGACCACCATAGATCGAGCCACTCAACAGTGCGTTGAACACATACGAACCAGTATCGATAAACGAATCAACATCGCCCGCCTCAACACCATCATCGACAATGCCGCCATACTCGTTCATCTTCGCAACTCGTTTTAAAAAATCATTCATTAGTCTTTGTTCTCCTTTGCGGCCATACTTCCATGACCTTCTCTATATGACTCACCAAGTAGGGGATTTTTGTTATAGTCCACCTTGGTCATGTCTGTGTAATTCAAATATGTCATCGTGATATACTTTGCCGTCCCATTGATAGGAGGCATCCCCCTGTGAAGGTGTGTCCATAGAGGGGGAAAGATAAGAATACTGCCTGTCTTCGGGGGTATCGATATACTATGATGAGGGAATTGTGTCTCGCCTTCATCAAAGTCCTCGTTGAGATACGCCATCATAATCAAATAACGCTTCGCACCAGCATGGCTCTGTACATCAACATGGTCTTTGAACTGCTCGTCATTCGGTCCACCTTCTCCAACACGATACCGCTTCACCTTGAACTCTTCCCATCCCCATGTCTTTGGATCAGGAAACATCTCCTTGGTAACTCGACAGTCCTTCAAGTACTGTATAAGACAACCTTGAAACGTGGCCAATAGAGTCGCATTGTACTCTTTGAAACCATCATGCTCCATAGTATTCATACGAGTGCAGTTACATGCCCCGCATATCTTCGTACCATCAGGACGAAAACATAGGGACAGACTCTTCACTTTGTCTGCTTCTGTGGTGAGGGTAGACTCATACTGCGAGATCAGACTGTCACAAAATTGACGGCCCAATGCTCCCTCGTATAGTCGTATGTAAGAATCGCTTGTCATTATATAACCTTTATTATATAGTAGAACACCAGTTAAGTCAAGTGCTTTCTCTCAGTTTTTAGGGGGCTGCACTTCGTAAAAACTCTATGGTTTCTTTTCGCCGCTCAGGCTTCTTCTCACGGAAGTTCATCTTAGTACCCTTGACCATATTCTTACTCTTAGTAAGCCACTGATCCATTAACGCTGGAGTCCAGCAAGGATTAACCTTCGCCCATGCTGCAAATTTCTTACTGTATTTGTAATCCTTTGCTTTGCCAGTACCACGATTAAAGATATCCCAGAGGTTTGGTCCCATCTTGTTTCTGCCATTCTCTTCTACAGTATGACAGGCTACACACTTGCGAAAGGACTTATCCCCTGCATGTGCATCAGAATAACCCAATAAAAGTATTACGCCGATTGTTGTTGTTAATATATGTTTCATCATGTGATTACTATAACATAAAGTACCAGTTAAGTCAAGACCTTTTTGCCAGTTTTAAGGGGGGGGTCTATCGAAATAAAAGCCACAGAATACCTCCCAGTATTGTTATGTCTACTATAATAGACCATACGATATACGCACGAAACAGCCACTTGGTAATCACCTTAGAATACTTACTCATCATATCGACTCTCCTTGCGTTAAAAATTAGTTAGGAACCCTATATTGCATTTATAGTTTAGGTACAGCGCCTCAGTTATAGGAGCTCCGCTTCTGAGAAATCCTCAGAGAAAAGAGAGAGTATCAGTCCACTTAGCAATTCAGCAATATACGAAAGACCATTCGGGATACTCTCCAAGTTTAACTCATTACATCATCAAGAAGAAAAATAGTATTTCTAACATTTAACATCCTATAGAGAGACTAGCAGTGGCACTATGCCCTAGTGGGTGGTTCCCACTCCAGAAGTCTCTCTTCATTATCTCTATAGTACCACACACTATAGAGATTGTCAACAGCTAATTTGCAACTTTTGTTAATTTAATTCCATCAAGGTTCTCATTGTAGCCATCACGGTAACCATCACAGTAGTTCAGATAGTCATCCATGCTGTCTACATCATACTCCTTTCCAGTGGCCTCCTCATACATCATCATCATAGTGGTGGCACAGAGAACCATCAAAGGGTTCTTCTCAGTACCTATGTTAACCACTGGATTTAATTCATTAGTATTCATCTCTTATAACCTCTATATGTCTTATTAACCATCCTACAAGCAGATAGTAACACACTGTCAAGGGTTTGTCAAGTACTTTCTGGCGTTTTTTCTGAATTAATTTGTGTGTGTGGGGAAATTGTGGCGAGAGTCTGTGGACTTTAACTACATCAGCCACATGTTTATTTTAACCTTTTTAATGAATCACTAAATATACCCTTCTAAGTTAGAATTCATCGTATTCATCCGCATTATCTAAATCTATCACTAATAATGGAGATGACGCTCTTGATGAGCATATTGTTAGTTGTGTATCATGGTCTATATCTGTGTTACTAAGCAGATCACGATGATCTACTGTTCCCTCTGTATAGGTAACAAGGCACTTACTACACATACCTACCTTACATGAAGAAGGATGATCTATTCCATTTTCATATAATACATCAAGTATACTTTTATTCTTGGGTACGGTGAATGTCTTTCCTGTGCTTTGTATTCTTATCGTAAATTCTATGTCTTGCATACTCTTATTTATTATGAAAGAGTGGTATTTTGGTATTCAATGTTTTTATAGGGTTTATGGGAAAATCATATCTCGTTGGCTCTCCATATGTGTCTATCTCGTAGCATCTCTATACCAGCGAGTTGTTGTTCTTCTGTTCTATGTCGCCATCCTTGTATTTCTTCTTTGGTGCGTGAACATCCAAGGCAATATCCTTGTTCGTCATATGTGCATACCTTGATACATGGTGTATGTTTTGATTTTGGCATGAATTGAATTCTCCTGTGTACATATATGTATTCTACTAAATACAAGGTACTTGACTCGACAGCGTATATGGAGTATACTGGTAGTATGATGAAATTTAAACAAATGTTGGATGAAGACAAGGGTGGCAAGAACTTGCACCTTGAGCATCTTGAAGATGAAATCCTGAACTATGGTGTAGATGGTGGCCGAGCGGCGATTAATTTTCTGCGTAGTCTGCGTGATATGATGGCTGGAGCGACTCGTTCCTCTGTGAATATGACTGTTAAGTGGGATGGCGCACCAGCGATCTTTGCTGGTATTGATCCTTCTGATGATACGTTCTTTGTTGCAAAAAAGAGTGTGTTCAATGTGTCACCTAAACTGTATAAGAGTAATGCAGAGATTGATGCTGATCTGAGCGGTACGTTGAATGGTAAGTTCAAGGTTGCATTGGCGGAATTGAGTAAGTTAGGCATTGATGGTGTATTGCAGGGTGATCTAATGTTCACGGATGATGTTGATACTGATACGATTGATGGTGTGAAATACTATACGTTTCAACCCAATACAATTGT